AAGCAACGTTATTGTATCCTGTTGTGTTGTAACGTAAAGCATTTGGGCCTAAAGCAATGTTTTGGTTTCCTGTTGTGTTAAAAGATAAAGCCTCTGAGCCTAAAGCAACGTTATTGTATCCTGTTGTGTTTGAATTTAAAGCTCTATAGCCTAAAGCAACGTTGTAGTTTCCTGTTGTGTTTGAAGATAACGAATAAGACCCTAAAGCAACGTTATAGGATCCAGAGGTATTTGAATTTAAAACACTTGCACCTATAGCAACGTTGTAGTTTCCCGTTGAGTTATAATATAAAGCACTTTGGCCTAAAGCAATGTTATTGTTTCCTGTAGTATTAGAATATAAAGCTTTTGAACCTAAAGCAGTATTGTAGTTTCCTGAGGCGTTAAGATATAAAGCTTTGTAGCCTAAAGCAGTATTATTGTTTCCTGAGGTGTTAGAATATAAAGCACTTCGACCTAAAGCAACGTTAGAGTTTCCTTCTGTGTTTGAATATAACGAATAAGACCCTAAAGCAACGTTGTAGTTTCCTGTTGTATTACTACGTAGTGTTCTAATGCCTAAAGCAACGTTAGTGTTTCCTGAAGTATTAGCGCGTAATGCGTCTTTACCTAAAGCAATATTATTAACCCCAGTAGTATTAACTTGTAGATTAGTGAATCCTAAAGCAACATTATAGGTATTTCCTCCTTTTCCAGATGCTCCAGTTCCAACTCCCAACGTTAACTGTGAATTTATAGTTAAACTACCACTAATTCCAGCAGAGCCGGTGAATGGAAAGGCAGATCCACCTCCACCTCCGGAGGCAATGGATTCGCTTAAGTATAATAGGTTATCATCCATTTCCTGGATGGTAAGTTTAGATCCTTTAGGGTTGGGTCCGAATTGTCTAGTTAAAAGTGGTCCGTAGGGCATTTTATTTTAGTTTTAGATTTATTTTATACAAAGTAATTTTCTACGTAATCGTTTGCAACAAATTCATTTATTGTGTTGTCTTCTTCTTCTTCTTCTGAAGGAAAAACTCCTCCACCTCCAGAAGCATTTGACATTAACATTTGTTGTTGTTGGAGGAAACTTAGTTGTTGTTCAAATATGAGTTGTTCACGTAAGTATTTGTCACGGATTTCCATAATAGGAAGTCCTTTATTGTCGGGTCTATTTACATAGAATTGCCAGGGACCAGGATGATTTACTATAAACATACTTGTATTATTTATACATTGATTTTTATTCTTGCTGTTCTAGTATAAATATAGTAAATTTTTTAAAACTTAAAAAAAAACAATCAAACCCCTCTTTCTGTATCATAAGCTATTATGTGTTCTCGACCTGTAAAATTATAGCCGTTTTCAGTGCAGAATTCAATTACTTTAGGATACATTTCAATTAAAGTTTCACGAGTATCACCAGCAGGCATTACCCATGTTTTTTCTTTTGGGATAAGCATTTCTACTCTAAATTTTTCAATTTCATTCCAAATTTCTTCATTACCGTCCCAAACAGGTTTAAAATGATAGTCTTTATGATACATTATCATTTGTTTCATTACTTCTAAATTTAAACGAAACTTGTTGTGTTGGTCAGTGAATTTTTGATCTACAATTTTTCCTTTAGGTGTTTCTGTACCTATCTTAGGAATTGAATTTGAAAACTTAGGAGACAAAGAAAGTAAATCAATTGGATAGTCAGTTTCAATGTAATGACTGCCTTCTGTTTCTATTGTTATGAAAATGTTTCTTTCATGTGCAAAATGAGTTAATTCATTTACTAATGCATGATGCATTGTAGGAGAACCTCCAGTTAACATCATTTCTTTAATGTAAGGATGTTTGTTGTAGGCCTCTACAATGTCATTAAAACAAAATTCACCTTTTTCAGGGTGAATTGATGTGTACCAACTGTCACACCATCCGCCTTCACCAAACCAACATCTGTGAGTGCATCCTGTAGTGCGTATTGCCATTGTAGGTTTTCCTGCTCTGCTTCCTTCTGATTGGATGCAAGGATAAATTTCAACTATTGGAAGAACTTTAGTGTAGTTTGTTATTCTGGGTTTAATTTGTTCCATTAGTAATTCCATGATTAAAAAGGTAAATCATCAGTTTGATCAAAATTTAAAACAGCATCTGCTTCAAATTTATACTCAGACAAAGGAGGAGTATTTTTAAAGTAAGAATCTAAAAAACTAGTAGGATACAAGTGAATTAGTCCGTGGAATTTAGGATTAGAAACAGGCTTAAGTCTTATAGGAAGACTTTTATTTTTAGCTGCTTCATTTACTTCTTTACCTAATTGTGGACCTGCAGCTTTTCCTAGATACTCATACAGTGATTTGTATTCAATGATTTTAGAATTTTCCATAACTTTATTTTTTTAAATTTTTATTTGATTGAATATAATAATTAACTTTCAAATCTCCAAAAGTTGTTGAAGGTTTACTCCAAAATTCTTTTTTTCTTTTCTTTATTTTTAAGTAATTTTCCATCTATCCATTCTTTAATATAGTTGTATTGGTCTCTTATTACAGGCTCATAGTTAGAAGTAGCATATCTATAACCATCGCAATTTTTAAATTCAATAAACAAGTCATTTAAATTTCTACAAGAAAGATACTGGGTACAGATTAAGTAATAGTAAGCTTGTACTCCTTCTATTGTAGAATTAAACCACATAACAGTGCCACTGTCGTATTCTCCTACATTGTAGGGATTATTTTTAGGACTTCTTCCTTTTAACCCCATAGAAGACTCAATTTGGGCTTGAGTTAATGCTAATTCTACAGGAAGTAGTATACCTGTAGAATCATAAGCATTTCTAGCACAAAAAGCAAGCATTTCTCCGGTAAGAGGAGTTTCTTCCCATAGATCTCTTTGAAGATAAAGGTCTGCTCTTTTTCTATAGTCATTAAATAAAGAGTCTAAATAATACTCAGACACTTGTTCTTTGAGTACAGTTTCATTGTTTACAAAAACCTTAGTAGTAGGTTTTATAAAAAATGCTATTACAAAAACAATCCATAAAAACGTTACTATCCCAAGTATTACTTTCATTTTATTTGAGGGTTTAAATGGAGTGTATTCCATTTTTAACTCATCATAAATATAAAGAGGTGGGGTTTTCTTAAATGGAATTTTCATTAGTATTTATTGATAAGTTTGCAAATTAAGTTTAAGCATTTCCATTACTTCTTGCTTAGCTGTTTTAGAATGATCTGAAAATACACCACTTACTTCACTTGTAATCATTGAGGCTCCCATGTGTTTTACTCCTCTACAACTTACACAATTGTGTGTTGAGTGGATTATTACCATAACTCCTTCATTTTCTTCACAAACTTTATCAACTGCATTATGAATTGCAACTGTAAGTTGTTCTTGAATGGCTCCTCTTCGAGAAAAGTGTTCTACTATTCTATTGAGTTTAGATAAACCAATTACTTTGCCTTTTTTTCCTGAAATATAAGCTACATGAGCTTTTCCTAGTATGGTTTGGTGGTGGTGGGAACACTGGGAAACTATAGGTATGTCTCGTTCTAAAATAATTCCTCCATATCCATCTGAAGGAAATGAAGTTATGTCTGTCATTGTTTCATATCTTCCTTTCCAAAGATCATTTACATATGCTTTTGCAACGCGTTTTGGAGTTTCCATTGAATTAGGATCATTTTGCCAATTACAACCTAATGCTGTTAGAAACCTTCCATAGTGTTCAGCAGCTTCATCTATGATTTGTTGTTTTTCTTCTTTTGTAAGAGATCTGTGTTCTCCTTTAGAAATAATTTCTGCTAATTGAGTTGAAATGCCATTTGCAAAACCTGTTTTTGCTAGTTCTATTTCATTTGATTCTGTAATTTTTCTGCGTTTATTCTCCATAACTTGCTGAGTTTTTTTCATGTTCATATACTTCTACTTTAATTGCTTTTACTCTTCCGTTGGTTTCTTCTTTAAGAAAATCATTAATAATATTATAAAGATATTCTGCAAAACGCTCACATCCTGTGCTTTCTAAGATTCGTAACTGGATTATTCCATCTGCATGCATTTTCTGAAAGTTATCTAAATACGGATCATCTTTAGATATAATGGTAGTATGATCTAGTAAATAATCAAAGTATGCTTTTGGAGACATGCCCTGGATGTGTGATTTTGCTCTTTTCATTCCACCAAAATCCCAAACCCAGTTACGTTCATCAAGTTCTCCTTCAAACCATACTCTAAAACTTACTGCATAACCATGTAGATACTTACAATGAGTTCCTTCTGCTTTCCATTGACGGAAACATGTTGAGTATCCATCAAATAATTTAGTTGATTTAAATTTATTCATTTAGTTTTTTATTATTTTGTAAAGAAAATCCTTTAGGGTTGGTTCCTAAAGTATAATCATTTGCTTTTATATTTACTTTAGCATACTGCAACCATATGCGATTTTTTTGTCCTTCTTTTCCTATTTTATCATCTCCTTCTATAAATAATTGAGTTGGATTATATTTTTCAATAAATTCATTTATTACTTGAACAACAGTTGAGATAATTTTAAAGAAATGTTTAGTGTCCGTTTTAAATGCTTCTCCACTGTATCCATTAACAGCAAATTCTACTTCAAAACTATCGGAACCTTCTTTAAATCTGTGAAATCTAACACTAATGTCATTTCGTTGGTCATCTCTAAAATCAGTGTAAATCATATTTCCTTTTTCACTAAACCAAAAATCTTTTTCATATGGTTGGACACGTTGTCCTATCTCATATAATTTTTGTTCAGATTCGTTTAAATTCTGTTTATAATTTTGATATGATCTAGCCATTATTTACCATGTTCTGCTAAAACTTGTTCTACATGTGCCTTAGCTACTTCCCAAGTTACAGGACCAGTTTCATCAGCATACCCAACAGGATCAGGACGACCTAATTTAATAAATGCCTCTACTCGCTCAACTGATGATGCTGATTTGTAGTCTGAGTACCATCTTGGGGCTTGGGTTTGCCATTCTATAAAAATAGGTTTATATGATGTATTGGTTCTTTTGTATACTTCATCAAAATCTAAACCTAGTTCTTCACATAGTACTTCTCCATCTTGTAAAATGGTAAATTTATCACCTTCAAGGTATGGTGTAAAGTAACCAACTTTTTCAGATCCCCAATTTCCAATTCGGAAAGCATGATCGTCAGCGTCTCTAAATTCTTGTCTACAATCAGGGTAAATTGCATGATCGCCTGCATGTATTCCTAAAGCGATGTCACAGTGTCCACTTGTTTTATCTGCAACTGAAAGTGCAACTGCTTGTACGATTGAAGCGAATATTTTGTTACGGTTAGGAACAACTGTTGCTTTCATGTTTTCTTCAGCATAGTGTCCTTCAGGAACATCTTCTCCTCCACTAACCAAACTAGAATTTAAAAGTTCAGATAAACCCTCAAGTTTAATGGTTTTATAAACAATAGGATAAAAAGTATTAAAGTTTTCGTCTTTTTTACTGTGTTCCATGAAAACTTCATTGATGTAATCTACTAATGATTGAGCACGTTCAAGTTCAACTCTGTGTTTTTGACCATAATCAAATGAAATAGCAGTTACTTTTTTGTATTCCTTTAAGCAACGAAGGAGTAAAGTAGAGCTATCCATACCTCCACTTAAAGATAAAACTATACTTTTATTTTTGTTCATAATTTGCTTGCTATTTTTTTAATTGTTTCTTCATCTTCATTAGACAGTCTTAAACGAGCCCATGAAGACATTAATTTACTTACTAGTTTTTTCCATTCAATTTCTTGAGGAGTTCCGTGATAATTTTTTTCCATTTTTTTTCTTTTTACGAATTTTTTCACCTTCAATAAAGGCTAACCATCCTTTTAAGCATTCGAGTTTTTGTTTTGTACTTGCCATAAGATTAAGATATAAAAATTAAATTAAAATTCCAAATTTTCATTAGAGTCTTTCAAAAATATAGTTTTAATGTCTATGTTAGGTTGAATTTCAAAAGTTGTATCAAGAGGAATAAATTGATACTTGTCTTCTTTTATGTATAGGATTCCTCCTTGTTTAATGATTTTTAAAAAAATACTGATTTGAGATGAAGAATAGTCTTTAGACTTTTCTATAAAGAAATCTCTTGAAATTTCTTCATTATTCAATAAAATTTTAGTTTTAATAGGGACAGATCTTTTATCAATCATAAGAAGTTTATTTTACGAAATAAAGTAATATTAGATTTAAGTATAGTCATGTGGATTTTAGATTTTGAAATGTCTTTATGAGTGTTCATGTTTGCTGATGGTTTGTCTAAAAGCCCCCCAGCTGTGTATAATTTGTTTTCTAAAGCAGCCATTATAGGATTAGAAGTGTCTATAGATTCAATAAAATCAAAACCTTGATACCACTGGAATTCTTGGGGAAGATTACAACCTAATAAATGGATTCTGTCATTGAATTTAATAATTCCATCTTTGTAAAGATCATGAATTAATTTTACTCTTCCAAGTGTTTTTGCTTGAAATTTAGACAAGAACCCAAACTCCTTTCCATAAAACTCAGCACCATATGAAAAAGCTATTTTTTTATATCCCATGTCTTTTAAAATAATATAGCATTCTATAGCTTCTGCTTTAGACTTGCCTTGAACTACTGCTACTGGGGTAGTATTTGAAGGATACTTTTTAGATATCCATTCTTTAGCTGAAACTAAAGTTTGAGTTTTGTTTTCCCAGTAATCAGGTACTATAAATTCATCGGGTTTAAGCTCATTTAACCAGTACCATAAACGATCTTCAGAATACGGTGTTCCTAACTCGTGAAGCGAGTTATCCATTACTATGTACCTGTTTTGTTTTTTGGATTCTATAAAAAATTCTTGATATTTTTTACTTTCATCTAAAAGATGAGGAAGACAATAATCGTAATCGTTGAATTTTAAACTATCTTGTAAAAGACAAAAAGGGACTTCATGAGATACTTTTATCATAACTTTATTATTTTAGATAAATATACGAAAATTTTTACGAAATAAAAAGTATCTTTTAAACCTTATAAAGAACTTTAATAGGTTATTATGTTGTCAGAATTAGAAAGATGTTCTTTTATTTTGTTGTCTATTTTATTTATTTCTTTTATTCTTTTTCTGGTAGAAAGACTAGAGTTTATTATTTTTTCTTTTTCTCTTTGAAGTTTTTCTATTTCATCTTTAGGATACAAATTAGGATATTTAGAAGATTCAGACACATCAGATTCTTCTAAGTTTTCTGTAGTTTCTTCTATTGTATCTGATTCTTCTTGATTGTCTTCCCATTCATCTTCATCTATTTCTAGTTCTATTTCTTCTATTTTTTTGTATCCAATACTGGAAAAGGCAAAGTTAGCTGCTATGACTAAAGCAATAGCTAAAGGATCAAATACAAAAATTAAAAGCAACATAAACCAGTTTATAACAGTGTCCATGGATTTTCCAGTTAGTTCTGCTACGTATTTTAAAGGACCTAATTCTGCTGCTGCTTCATTATTTAACTGTGCTTCAAATATTTGTTTATCTAAAACAGTTAATGAATCGTTGTATGAAGAAATACTTAAATTTAAGGTGTCAATTTCAAATTCTAGTGTTTTTAAATCTTCATTAGCTTCTTTAATTATTGTTTCTGTTTGTCTTGCACTATTATACCATCCTTTCTGATAAAGAGAATCCAAGCGAGTTTCTTGTTGTTGTCTTAATTCTGTTAAAGACAAAACTCGTTTGTTTTTTGTAACTATAGTAGTACTGTCTCTAGTAATACTATTGTAGAATTGTTTTTTCTTGTTTTCAATAAGAAGTATTTCTTTTTCTACAACCTTAGATTTGCTGGAGGTTTCTTGATAAGCACTGGTTAAAAATCCATAAATTCCAGCACTTGTAATACTCATTAAAGACACAAGAGCAATTATTAAATAAGTTTTTAACCATTTATTTAACGTGGTCCAATAACGGTGAAGAGAAGAAGCTATGACTAATTTAGAAATTTCTAAAGCTCCTGCCATTATGATAATAGCTAAAGCTGCCCCACTAAATAATCTAGATAATCCATAAACTGAATAGTAAGCAGCTGAAGCACTTATAGATAAGGCTGACAAGGCTATTAAAGAAGGAAATATGTATTTCTTAAATTGATTTAACATAACTTTTTGTATTTTTATTTTGTTTGGGGTCTTCCTCTTTTCTTTTTAGGTGGAAGAGGTTCATGTTTGTGAGTGTCTATTTTACTTAAAATCACAAGTAAAGTTTCCCATTTAATATACCCACACCCCGCCATGTTTTTTATTATACTTACAATTTCAAATACTATCCAAGGCAATAGTATAGTTTCACTAATCCAATACATTTGAGGGAAAGCTTTTTCTACTGTTAAAAGAATTGTTAAAAACCCAATCCATGCTACAGCTGTTTGAAGAATTTTTATAGCTCTGTGGGTTCTAAATCCTTCTCTTTTAACTCCTGCGATTAAGCCGAAAATTCCATCAGTAAATATTAAACTTATTACTACAACATACTGTTCTAAGTAATGTAAAGTAATTTCAGCAAAATAAGTTATCAAAAATGATATCAGGCCAGCTATAGACCATTTTCCTAATTTAGCTAACATAATAGATAATGTAATGGATTTGTTTATCATTTTATAGTTTTAAGAAGCTCTATGAGAGCAGGTTGTGGGGAACAGTCTAATTTGTCAGATCTTACATTTGTGTGAGTCCAAGTACCATGGATCCTACCCCAATATGCTTCTTCATTAAAACTAAATGCTTCTTGAGGAGAAATTCCTCTGCGTAGTAAAGCAGGAAGTCCGTCTCCTAAAGGTATTTGTGGATAAATTTTTCGAATGTGTTTTATAAGTAAACCTAAATTTTCAATTTGTTTGTCACCGTATTTGTGATAAAATTGATGGCCTTTAAATTTAAAACCTAAATCACATATTTGATCTTCAGGTACTTCTACGTTAGTATAAGTGTAAAACTTGCCATTTACTTCTTTAAGAAAACCAAAATTGTTTAGTTCTACTCCAACAGAACGCTTAGAAACATACTCAAAACTTCCCACCTGTCCTGTATGCCATCCTAAATAATTGTTAGGAAAACTTTCTACTACTTTACCATCGTATTTAGTATTTCCTAAAACGTTTAGTCCTCCGATACAGTATTGAGTAGCTACTCGTCCTCTTTTATCAATATTCCAGGAATGTATAGTATTGTATGGGTTGTCCCATCCTGCAGTATCATGGATTATAAAATTTACTGGTTCTATTTTTCCATAATCTGTGATGTACTCGTCAGAATCTAAATAAGCACGATCAATTCTAAGTCCATCTTGGGTTAAATATGTTCCTTTGTATTCTAGTTTGTTGTCTGTGTCTTTAATAGGCAAAGAATCAGAAAAGCTAATAGTATCAGCATCAACATTTTTAAGGAGTTTTCTATAGGTATCATCTCCTACTTTCCCATCAACTAGTAAACCTTTAGCTTTTTGAAATTTAATAACTGCTTTTTCAGTTATGTCTCCAAAATACTCAGTAAAAGTATGATAAGTCCAAAACCCATGAAAATCTAATAGAGTTTGGATTTCTCTTACTACCCTTCCTTTACTTCCTTTTTCTAACAACATTAATCTTCAATTTTTTCTTTTTGTGGAGATTTAGGTTTAACTATACTATTTAAGGTATTTAAACCTATTAAAGTAGTCCCAGCAATAAGCATTGAGTTGAAAAGAACATGGTCTGTATCGTAAAAGTGAAAACCATCTGTTACAAATGCTATGCATACTAGGGCCATTATAATGCTTCCCCATATTTTTTTAGAAGAATACTTGGATCCTCTAGTTTCTTGGTGCATGTCTTTAAATAATCTCATAATATAAATTTTGTTATAAATATATAAAACTTGAATAAAATCGTCTAACCCTCACAACTAATACAATCTGAGAGTCTTTGTAGGTTGTCGCCTCTTAACACAGATTCAGTTCTTAAATAGTAAAGTGTTTTTACACCTTGTTTCCATGCTTCTTTATGTATTTGAGAAATCCATTTAGGTGTGTCGTTAGGATCAAAACATAAGTTTAATGAAATTGCTTGATCAACATATTTTTGTCTAATTCCGTTTTGTTTTACAATTTCAAGTTGGTTTATTTCTTTAAATGTTAAGAAAATTTCTTTTTCTTCATCTGTAAGAATATAATCGGGTAATCCTAAAACAGATCCTTTGTCTTTTAAAATTTGTTCCCAAACACTATCAATGTTGTATCCTTTAGATTCTAGAAGTTCTTCTAAAATTTTATTCTTTTTAATAAATACTCCCTTTGCTGTTTTTAAATTGTATATGTTTGCTGGGATTGGTTCAATTGAAGGACTTACTCCTCCTGAAATGTGGGCATTAGAAATAGTTGGAGCAATAGCTAAATGATGGGTGTGTCTTAAACCTGTTCCTTTACACCATTCAGGTTCACCGTATAGTTCTGCTTGTTCACGAGATGCTTTTAATGCTTCTTTTTCAATAAAATCAAACATGATCCTTGTATAGGAATTTGCTTGTATTCCAACAAATGGGATATTTTTTTCTTGTAGAAAGGTGTGCCATCCAAGTACTCCAATACCAATTGCTCTACCTTTAGATGCAGAACGATAGGTGTTTTCCATGAAGCGAATGTTTTTAGAACGATCAATAAATTCTTGTAATACGCCTTCCAAAAACCAACAAGTT